TCCGCCGTAAACGTCTGCCGCCCGGCCCAGCAGGTGCTGGCTGCTCTTGCTGCCGCCCACGGCGGCATTGTGGGCAGCGGTGCGGTAGCCGCTGGTGATATGTACCGGTTTGCCGAAGTGCTCCCGGATGCACTGCAGCAGCACCACCAGCTCGTCGTCGATGAGGACGACGTCGCTGCCCTTGCAGACGAACTCGCGGACACGGAAGCCGGGCGAGAGCTGCCGGGTGGAGTCGCGGGTCATGGAATATTCTCTGATTGCCAATTTCTTCATCCTTTCTTTTCGCTTTGTTGATTGACATTGTATCGCATATGTGCTACATTGTATTCAGAAGGAGCGTGATACTATGGCACAGACCACTGTCAGCATCCGTATGGATAATGATTTGAAAAACAATTTCGATCACATCTGCAATGAACTTGGGATGTCCATGTCCACTGCTGTCACCATGCTGGCCAAGAAGATGACCCGTGAACAGCGCCTACCTTTCGAGCTTTCGGTGGACCCGTTCTACTCTGAGCAGAACCAGGCTCGTCTGCGTAAGTCCATCGCGGAGATGGAAGCGACCGGCGGCACCATCCACGAGGTCGATTTGGATGATTAAGGCGTGGACAGAGGAAGCATGGGAAGATTTTGAATACTGGACAACGCAGGACCGCAAGGTGCTCAAGCGCATCCTGCAGCTCCTGAAGGACATTGACCGAAACAGTTATGAAGGCATCGGCAAGCCCGAGCGCCTCAGCGGAGACTTGTCCAGCTATTGGAGCCGCCGTATCGACGATGCAAACCGTATCGTTTACCGAATTGATGGGAATGTAGTCAAAATCGTCCAGTGCGGTTCCCACTACAGAGATAAATAATTTCCATTTCCGGAGCAGCCACTCATTCGAGCGGCTGCTTTTTGTTTAGTACTTCTTCCCGCAGATCTCCTCGAAATCCGCCTTGGTGATGATGCCCTTGCGGACATACACCCGCAGCATCGCCTCAGAGATGCGGCCCTGCGTCCAGCGCTCGGTCAGTCTTTCCTTGTTGCTCATAACTTCGTTCTCCTTTCTCATTCTGCGTCTGGCAGGCTCAGCGCCACCATGTCTTCCAGAGCGTCCGCAATGCGGGTCTGGTCGGAGACGCCGGCGTCTGCCATGGGCGGCTTATCCTCGAACGCCTCGATGGCGGCCAGATAGTCCTCGTCGGTGGTGCAGCTGCTGAAATCGCAGCCGGCCTTGCGGTAACGCTCCACCTCATCGTCGAAGACCAGCGCGACGCTGCCGTTGATGATGCCGCCGCCCACGATCATCTTGGTGTAGCGGCCCCACTGGTAACGGTCCAGCCACTGCTCAGCGGTAAGCTTCTCGCCCACCGGGGTGATGACGTCGGATGTGTTGTCGTAAATTTTGTATCGTGCCATTTTGATTTCTCCTTTCATTACGCCGAATAGACATCGACGACATCCTGATATTGGTCTATCGTGCTACTGATTTTTGAGATACCGCCTGCGAACAGCGCATAATCTCCAATTACAGCAGATGCAAGGCCATGCCGTCCGACACTCAAGTCTGGCATAGTCGTCTTGGTTAACGCGGTGTTGTATGCATCCACCGTTGCCACATAGGCTGCATCGCTTTTGCCTTTATAGCCACCTGCAAACATTGCGTATTCGCCCACTGTGGCCGAGGCCAGGTCGATCTTTGCGCTGCTCAATTCGACGGCAGTGCTTCGGGTCAGCGAGGCGTCGTACGATTCTACTATGGAGAGGTATTTTCCCGTAGTGATGATTCCCGATGGTTGCGGCGGAATGGCCTGTTCTCTTGCAACTCAAGGGCTCGGCCCTACTGGACGTAAGAGACGAATCATATGTCTGTACAACTCCTGTACCCCCAATGGGTTCAATATGAGACGTATCCGTGTTCATATCACAGCCGCCGCCGAACACTGCATACCCTCCGACTGAACCTCCCGCACAGGCCCATATCTCATCGACCAGCGGCGTTGCAGTCGTCCGGGTGAGAGACGTGTTGTATGCGTCTACGGCGGACTGCGCCATTGTAAATATGCCATTCCGCCCTCTGCCGCCAGCAAACAACGCATAGGAGCCTACAACTGCTGCGGCACTGTCATATCGGGCAATACCCAGCTCTGTAGCGGTCGTCCGGGTAAGAGATGCATCGTAGACATCCACCGTGCCAAAGGACGTGTCTCCGCTTTGTCCACCGACGAATAGTGCGTGATTCCCAAGCGTTATCGCCGTCAATCCTTGCCTTGCCACGCTCAGCGGAGTTGCAGTCGTTCGGGTGAGAGATGCGTTGTATGCGTCCATTATGGCCTCGCCTTTAACATAACCGCCGCCTCCGAACAGGGCATATCCACCAACTGTCGCTCCGGCAAGGAGGGTTCTGTATTTACTCAGCGGTGTCGCAGTTCCAAATTTGTCAGCCTCTGCACTGTAGCACAGCCTCGCCTTGCCTCCGACACCGATGTACATTTTCTTGACCTTGCGGGCCGTGCCGCCGATGCCGATGTAGGCTTTCTTCATCTTGTGGGCTTTGCTGCCAACGCCCACATAAACTGCTTTTGCCATATCCGGCCTCCTTTACACGTACACGATGAGCACCTTGTTGGTGGCAAGGCTGCTTCCTGCGCCCGGGTCGGTGGTCTGGGCGGCAAAAGTCAGGCCGTTGACCGAGTTGGCCGTGCCGCCCGCAGAGCCGGAACCGGCGTAGTTGTGGGTGTGGGAACTGTTGGCTTTGCCGTTGAGTTTGGCGTTCATCTCGCTCTCGGTGTAATACCGGTCATCGTGGGTGTGGCTTGCGTTCGCCTTCCCATTCAGCTTGGTGTTCATCTCGCTTTCGGTGTAGTACCGGTCGTCATGGGTATGGCTGGACGCCGCCTTGCCGTCCAAGAGGCCTTTCAGCACCTTGCCCTGATTTGCGCTCAGACTCTGGTCGGTGGCTGTGCTGGTCAGGTCGTCCTGTACCCCGCGCCAGGTGTTGGCGGTGGGCGGCGTATAACCCAGCGCTGCCGTCACGTTGGCTTTGGTGATGCTGATGGTGCCGCCGGAGTTGGTGATGTTGCTGCCGGTCTTCACGCCTCCAAGGACGCTGGCCGTTGCTGTCGGCAGCGTGTAACCGCTCACACTGCCGCCGACCGATATGGGACCCCATGCCATAGGTCCATCCCTCCTATTTCACAATGTAATAAACTGCCGTGATGGCAGCTGTCGGCGTCTGCTGCGCTCGCAGCCGCAGTTTTCCTGCAAAGCTTTCGGTCGATGTGAGTCCTGCCGTCAGGGCGGTCTTTGCACAGGTCGGTGCTACCACTACGGCCACACAGTCGTTTGCCGTCAGGCCGGACACCGGGATGTCCAGATAATATGGACATCCCGCAGTGCTGTCGCTCGACCAGCCGCTGGCCGGGATGGTCAAAGACATGATGTTCACCTTATCTGCCTTTGTCTTTCCCATCTCTTCGATGCTCTTGGAGGCCGTCTTAGCCACCAGCGCGATCCTGTCCAGCAGCCGGTCCACGGCTTCCTTCAGATGAGCAAGCGTTATCCCCATCTTGTCCTCCTTTAAGAGCCAAACAGTTCATCCAGCATCGCGTTTACTTCGGTGTCGGTCGCCATGCTGGCGGTGATGCGGGCGTCCATGGTCTTTTCCATGTTGGTCACTTTCTGCTTGTCCGCGCTGGTGTAGTCGTTGGTCGAGAGACCCTTGCCGGCTTCCTTCTGGACATAGCCGCTCAGATCCACTTTCCAGTCGCCCATCTTTTCCAGCACGCCGTCGATGACCATGTACTCGTCGTACTTGTCGGAGGTACCGGCAGTACCCTTCGGGACCATGTAGATGTACTGTGCAGCGTCTGCCGCCTTCAGGTCGATGTCCCCGGTCGAGGCGACGATCTTGCGCTTCAGGTGGTCTGCCGCAGCGACAGCTTTGTTGATGGAGGCGGAGACTTCCGTCTCCGTCTGATATTTCTTGTCGTTCGTCAGGTCGCTTACCTTGGTGGGAGCATTGGTCTCCAGCGCAGATACGCGCTGGCCGAGACCGTCCGTCACATTCTTCTGGCGGCGGCCCAGCTCCTGCAGGTCGCGCAGCGCGGGGATACGGGTCAAATCATAACTGGCCATGTGTTTTTTCCTCTCTTTCTTTTATCCATTAAAAATTTCGTCAAGCATCCTCTGCACTTCTTCAGCGGATGCCTGCTGCATCGATGCCGTTCCCTTTGCAAACAGCGTTACAAAGGCACGGATGTTCACCTTCGGGGGGATGGCAGCGTAGAACCGCACACCGCCCTCCACGGTCTGAAGCACCGTCGCAAGGTTTGCTTTTTCAACCTCTCCGGCCGTGTCCAGCGTCAGGGTCCCCATCGGGACGTAAGAGCTGTCGCACCCCTCGATGGCCACGTCGCAGCTGTACCAGTACCGTCCTACGGACTTGGCCATCTCTTTCCAGCCCGCCGCCGGGATGGTCAAATCATAGCTGCGGTAGTAGCCGCCGGTGTAGTCTCGCAGCGTGTCGGTCACGAGATCCTGTACGCCGTCGTAGTAGCCCTGGATGTCCTGAGCTGTCTTCTTTGCCTCGGCGGCAGAGCTGGCCGCATCCGTTGCCGACTGGGCAGCGCGGGCGGCTGCCCCTGCTGCGGCATCTTTCACTTCCTTTACCGCGCTGTCCTTTACTTCCTGAATGGCCTTTTCGGTTTTTTCCTTTGCGCCTGCTGCGGCAGCATCCGCAGCCGCAGACGCCGCCGGGCCGGCTGATGCCTCCACATTGTTCAGTGCATCCGTCTCGGCTTTGCGTATCTCCGTTACAGCCGAGTCTTTTGCGCCGATGGTGTTTTCATATGCTTCATTGGCCTTTGCGGCGCTCTGTCTGGCGTCCTCTCCGGCCTGCCACGCCTCGTCCTTTGCCTGCTCCACGAGGGCTACCAGCTGTTGCCATGCAGGCACCGGCGGTTCGGGGATGTTCCCGGCGGCGG